GCCATGCCGTTAGAACCAATTACTAAAACTTTCATATAAATTTGCCTTTTACTAACATTTCTTTGATTTCTTCTTTGTTCATAATTTTAGTCTTTGATGAAAACTCTTCAAACGGAAATGCAGAGTTATGTTTGTAGCGTGTAGCTAATGCTTGGTTATGCTGTGACGGCAAAGTAACATAATAATTTTCATCGTAACAATATGACAAGAATGATTCGTGGTGCGATATTAGCATTTCGTCTAATTTTTCACCTGGTCTCATACCAGTTTCCTTAACGTCTACTTTGCCGTATACATCCATTAATACTTCTGCTAGGTCTTTGATATAGCAAGCTGGCATGTTCATAACAAATGTCTCTCCGCCAATACTATCAATAGATGCTTTGAATAATAATTCAATAGCTTCATCTAGTGTTAAGAAGAATCTTGTCATTCTATTATCAGTAATAGTTAAGGGGCCACCTGCTTTGATTTGTTCAATAAAAAACGGAATAACAGACCCGTTTGAACCCATAACATTTCCGCCTCTAATACAAACAAATCTTGTAAAGTCTGATAGGTCGTTCGCCTGTACTATAATCTTTTCTCCAACAGCCTTTGACATTCCGTATAAATTTATTGGTTCTACAGCCTTATCACTAGACACATCAATTACTTTTTTTACGTTGTTTTCAATTGCGGCATTAACAATATTTGTTGTTCCTGTAATATTAGTTTTAATTGTTTCTTGAACATTTTCTTCGCATACTGGAACATGTTTTAGTGCCGCAAGATGAAATATGTAATCAACATTTCTAGTGGCTAATTTCACAGATTCATAGTCTCTCACATCTCCAATAACAAATTTAAGTTTAGGATTATTAAACTTTCGTTTCATTAAAACTTGCTGAAGCTCTCCTCTTGAGTAACATATAATTTCTTCTACGTCGTATTTTTGTAAAAGCTGTGTTACTAAAGTTTGTCCCCAAGATCCGGTGGCACCACTTATAAAAATTCTTGAATGATTGAACATTTAAACCTCGTTAATTATATTAATAATTTCTTCGTCAGAGTATAACCTCTGTTCGCTGATAAATTTTCTAAACTCTTTGTAAGTTAAATTTAGGCATCTTTCGCTAGGGGAAACTTTCCTCAAAGGTGCTTTAATAAGAGTTAAACCAAAGTTACCTACCATTGGAAAAACCTCAAAATTTTCTTCTTCTAAAAGCTGGTATAAGAATCTGTAAGAGTCTGAACACATTGATGATTCGATAAACTTTTTGTTAGGAGGAATCATGTCGTGCATTAAAATCCAATGATTAACATGTTCTACTGAGTTATTAAAATCTCTTAACACAAAATCATAATCGTGATTAGCGTCTATAAAAATTATGTCAAATTTCTTCTCAAGCGGTAAGGATTTGAAATAGTCGTCGGTAGTACCAGTGTACATAGCATTGCCGTTAAGATCAACAGAAAACTTTTCTTTACATTTTATTTTGTTAAAGTTTGCGTTATCAAACACACCTAGCTCAAGGTAACTATAATCTTCTATATTCTTTAAGTTGTTTATTATAACAGAGGACATTTAAAAACCTTTTATAAATTTTTTCGCTTTTGAAGTTAAAATTACAGATTTCTTCCACTCTAAAAACTTAGTAGGTTTTTTGTCTCCAAAATTATAACTGTGCAAATCTTCAGGTAGTAATCTTTTTATTTTATTATGATGTAGTTTTACATTTGGGTCAAATTCAGGAATCCATTTATTAATAAAATGCGGTTTACTTAATGAATAATTCCAAGATGATTCTTTTACTGTATACGGAATTTCTTCAGACATATACATAGAAATGTTTGCTTCTTTTAATCTAATATAAAAATCGTCATCCTCATAACCACCACCTGCAAATCTTTCGTCTAGTGGACCAACGGTTCTAAAGAGCTCTTTTTTAAAACCAAAAAAAGCAAATCTATAAAGACCAACTATACCGTAACCTTGGTTAATTAATTCTAATGTTTTATCGACATGTTCCTTTGTTGGTAGAACCTTGTCTGACATAATTATTGTTATTTCGCTTGCAGACTTTTCTACACAAGAATTAACTAACCGTGAAAAAGATCCATATCCAGTACCGTCAAAGTAGTTAACTTTTTCAGGTTCTAAGCTCTTTTGTATTGCCGGAAAAAGGTGCGGCTTGTTAGAGATAACGTACATTGAATATTTCATATCAATATTTATATGCGTAGTTAACACATAAATATTTTTATGACTCCAAAAATTCTTCTTGTCTATCCTAATCTTCCTTTAATGATGGCCCCTGCTATTAGTATGGGAATTTTTAACGCAATATGCAAAAATGAAGGGTGTGAGGTAGAAATTTTTGAAACTACACAGTACAGCGACAAATATTCCAATCGTCATATTCGCATGACAGAGATTGGTGCTAATCGTCCTAACAAAGAAGAAGAAGTCAAGGATATGTTTCATATAAAGCCAACGGACGAAATTCTTCCTGACTTTGTAAATCACGTAAAACAGTTCAAACCTGACCTAATTTTAATGGGAGTTCAAGAAGACGTTTGGAGTATGACTCAATTACTTTTAGAGTCAATTAAAGATTTAAATGTTGAACATATCCTTGGCGGAGTATTTCCTACGAGTGCTCCGCAGATAGTTTTAGCTAGTCCTCTAGTAAAACGCATTGGTATGCACGAAGGCGAAAATATTGTTCTTCAAGCCATAAATTGCTTAAAAAATAACGAAAGTTTAGACACAGTACAAGGCATATGGTGGAAGGATCGATTTGGTCTTGTTCACAAGAATCCATTGCCTCAACTCTGCGACATCACTAAAGTAACACCTGACTTTACCTGCTTTGCCGATTATCGCTGGCAACGTCCAATGGGTGGGAAAATCTTTCAAAGAGCGGTGTCAATGGAGACTTATAGGGGTTGTCCTTACAACTGTACCTACTGCAACAGTCCCAACACAAGAAACTTTTCCAAAGAAGCCGGTACTGGTAACTTCATGCGTCGAAAGTGTGCAAAGACCATTGAACGGGATTTACTCTACTACAAAGAACTGTATGACCCTGATCTTATAATGTTCCAAGATGACAGCTTTTTGGCCAGGCCAAAGCGTGAAATTTACGAATTTTGTGAAATGTGGAGCAAGTACAAGATACCATTTTGGTTCAACACTCGAATTGAGAACTGCGCCCCTGATGTCCTAGCCGCACTCAAGGAAGCCGGTGTCTATCGCATGACCTTTGGTCTTGAAAGCGGTAATGAAGAGTATCGTTCTAAGGTGCTAAAACGTGCTGTAACCAATGAAAAGTACCTAGAGTACTTCAATTATATCAACGAAAGTAATATTCCTTACAGCCTTAACGTAATCATTGGCATGCCATTTGAAACTCGTGAAATGGTTTTAGAAACTGCTGACATGATACGTGCAAGCAAGGGGTATGACGGTCTAACCATTTCAATGTTCCAACCATACCATGGCACAGATTTGCGAAAAATGGCGGTTAAAAATGGATTTTTACCTGAAAATTACATCAATGGTCAGAACAGCGTTGAGATGGGAGGTGGATACCTTGACTCGTGGGCACTTCAGATGCCTGAGCCTTACCTCCAACCCAAAGAAGTTGAAGCACTGACTCGAACCTTTGCTCTGTATGCTCACTTTGGTCGTGAAAGATATGAAGAAATTCGTCAATCTGAGACAGATAATGACCTATATAACCGTCTGATGCAACAGTATAGGGAAGAGTTCTTCGGAGACATTCAGCAAGGTGGCGCAGACCGAATAAAATTCAAGTACTGCGCCAAACATGATGCCTCAAGCACCTATAATTTTGAATGTGTTTAGACCGAAGCGTCTTCCATACCAGCAACTCTGAGCTTAACAACGTTGGTAATTTGCCATTGTTTCTGGTCTAGTGCCTTTAAAACACCTAACCACTTGTTTCTCATGAGAGCAAATTCGTTAATGATCTTTTCGTAGTCAACAACGTCACTCTCACCGTCGACATAACGTTCAACGTCTCGACTGCTCAATGCTCGCTGATAATTTTCTAGATATTTCTTGAAGTAAGAACTGCGCAATCTTCGCAGTTCTATGTTCATATACTCTAAAATTGCCTCAATTTCTTGAAGTTGATTGAATCGGTGTTCAACGATGCCGGGCATCTCTGCCGCGGCACGTTCAACATTACCTTTGAGCTTGACTTCTTGACGGGCTAATGTGAGTTCGTCCTCAAAGAATGCAATAGCATCAGGAATCTTTGAGATATCACGCGATACTTCTGAATACCAACCCATATTAATCCCAGTCTAATTCTTCGTCAAGGACTCCGTCGTCGTCTATTTCTAGGTAGTAGTTAATTGCTTGATCAAGATAGGCACAGTTGCCTAAAGCATTGGTAAGTGTTTCATCACTTACACCATAATCAGCACAAAGGTCTACATATCTTTCAGCCGCGGCCTCTAGATTTTTCTTTTCAATGTATTCCTTGAACGTTCCCCAGACGTCAACAATCTGACTTTCATCCATTACTTTCACTCCTCGATTAGTTCTTCAGATTCGGCAACTGCCTCAGAGGTATTTACCTCTGTGACTGCTTTTTCACGATAGTCTGACATAACCATATCGAGCATTTCTCCGGTCCAGTTCTTGCGATACTCGAGAAATTCTTTACCGTTGCTGTCAACATACAGATATCTGTTGCCTTGCTTCTTAAGAACTTCCCACTTCTCAAACATATCGAACAAACCTGAGTAAGGATCCATACCTGTTTCATACGGAATCTTAACTTGTACACCTTCAAACGGTTTAGCATATCGTGTCTTCATAACTTTACATGCGGCACGAATACCGTTCACTTCAGATGTCTTGTTACCTTCCTCATCTTCTTTGAGTTTGAGCTTTTTCATAGCAACAACAATGCTTGATGCATAGATAAAGCCTGCACCGCCGGAAATTTTGTCATCTGGATCAAACATGTCTTGTGAAGCGTATGTATGATTGGTAACAACCATGCCTACGTTGTAAGAACCAAACATGTTTACACAGTTTGTGACCAATGCCTTAAGTGCTTTGGCCTTACGACCCATGTCACCTTTCATATCACCGGCTTCAAACTGATTAACTTCGGTAGGAGTCATCAACATACCTAGTGAATCGATAACAAACAGAACTTTTGGACGATCTTTTTCATCCATTTCTCGGTAGTCTTTCATAAACACTGAAATTGTCTTACCCACGTCGTCAATCATTGCCATGTTGAGCTTGAGAAGTTTGTCTTCAGCTGTGTCGACACCAAGCGCATGTAACCATGCTTCGTCAAGAGCATTTTCTGTATCAACTAATACAACGAAAATACCCTGTTCTTGTGCGTGACGTACAATGTTACCTGAACAGATGTAAGATTTACCAGAACCTGATTCACCTGCGAACACTGATACTTTACCTAACGGAATACCTTTCTTAAAGTCTCCGCTGATTAGATAGTTGAGTGCGTAATTACCTGTAGAAACCCAATCAGTAGGGTCATTAAACCCTGCACTCATGCCTGTAATGGATTTTGTTAGTGCGTTCCTAAATTTTGTAGGATCGAATGCCTTTGTAGCCATAATTTCTCCTGTTGAAAAGCCTTAAGGGGGATTGCTCCCCCTATATAATTAACCGTTGTTTTGTCTTGAACGAATCATCGCTAAGATGTCTTGTGCGTTACCACTGGCTGGTTTTGCATCTGCCTTTGGAGCAGGAGCACTTGCCGCTGGTTTAGCTACAGCAACTGGTTCATCATCTGGTTCAGGAGTAGAAGCAGCCGGTGCTACTGGATCACCTGTCTTGGCACTCATTCCGGCTGGGCGGAAATATTGTCCCCAACGATCCATATCGAATGCTTCACCGTCAACTGACGCTTCAAACATTTCAACCATTACCTTAAGCTCAACTTCGCCGGGCTTTTTAGGTAAGTAGTCAGTCATGTTAAACAAGCCATACTGGTTGACAGCGGCCATTTCCTTGTCAGACAAAGGACGCTCGCGACGTGCCCAACTAGAAGTTGAGTAGTCTGCGTAACCACCTTTACTGGTCTTGTTAAGACGGAAATCTACACCGTGAGTGTAGTCAGTTGGCAATTCTTCCATGTCTGGATCCATCAATGCTTGCTTGATGATCTGGAAGATTTGTGGGCCGATAATAAAACGACGGATTGGATTCTCCGGAGTCTTGTCATCTGCCAGCGGATTATCAGTTACAAAGCCTTGGAAGATGTAACTCTTCTTCTTCCAATACTTACGACCCATATCCTCAAGAGTTGGGTCCTTAAACCAAGCACGAACTTCGTTAAGGATTGGACAGCTTTCGCCATACATTTCCATACAAGGTACTTGTACCTGTACAGGACGTGAGTCAGTTTCACCTTTGATCCCTGCGAATGGCAGTTTGATCATAAGGCGTTCTGCCCAGAAAAATGTATTGTTTGGATTACCATCTGGAACGAAACGAAGCGTTGCGCTTTGTCCTTCTTTCATGTTCCAAAACGGATAGATAGCGTTATCACCACCTGTTGAAGACTTCTCGCCACCTTGACGGCCTTCTTGTTCTTTGAGCTTCGCTCTGATTTCTGCTAATGATGCCATAGTATATGCCTCCTATAAATTTGCCTATGTGCTTTGTGCCTTTAGTGTAGCACTATGTATAATAATACACAATGTTACTTAGCTTGTCAAGTTATTTTCTTGAAAAAACCTGACAAAAAAATCATCTGGCTTATCTTAAGCCAGCCAATTCCTTCATTCGTTGAAATTCAGGATCAAATTGCTGTTGTGGCGACTGTTGCATTTGAAATTGTTCAAATGTTTGATTAATGCGCTCTATAAACTGCTTGGCAGGTTCTATGAACTGTTCGCCATAATCTTTTTCGATAGCAGTAAGAACGGCAGTCTCGCCCTTGGGGAATGAGCCTGTGTTTCTGTCATATAATGAGAGTATGAACTCTGTGACGGGCACTTCTTTTTCAAGGGTAATTTGTTCCTTACCATTTGGATGTGGAACTTTGTCACCTTTCTTTTTGCCTTGCATCTTTGCCTGTTGAACTGCATGTGCGTAAGCGTTGCCTTCTTCTGCGTCATTACCTGATGCTAATGCACCGGCTTCTAAATCTTCTGCCCAATCTTCAAAATCTTCAAAAGCGCCTTTGATTCTATCAAGGATTCCGCCTGTTGGTGTTTTTGGTTCTTGTGGTGTTGCACCTGTTGGTGCAGGAGCCTTGCCTGTGAGTTGATCATAAACACCTTTGCTTACAAATGCCTTTTCACCGCTCATTAACACATCAACCTTTTGTCCTTTGAACTCTGCTTGATCTTTTCTAAAACCTTGTGAAGCCGCACGACGCTCAACATCTGGTGTTATTTCTGTCCACTTGTCAGTAGGCATAATTGGCATTGTGTTTGTAGCATCAACTTTGATAGCAGGCTTTCCATTAACCATAGTAACGTAGTATGGTGCAGAAGCCTCTCCTAACAAATCTTCAGGTCCTAGTTCTTTTGCTTTCGTGTGCTCACTGACTAGTCTGTAAATGTATGGAAACACATCTTTAAGTTCTTCGTTGAATTGACGAATAGTTAATTGGTCAACCCAATTTTCTGCAACGTCTGCAGGAACTTCTTCCATCACCGGAGGTTGGAAACTTGCAACTGCTTCTTTGTAAAAACCTTCTCTTTGTAAACCACGGATAGTTGATTTTACTACATCGATACGCTCGTGTACTGCATCAAGATAACCGCTTAAACCTTCTGCCATTACACTTGAACGACCCATGTAGGTTTTAAATTTCTTTAGCTTTGATAGCTCTTCTGAAAGGCTTGTAATATGTGAACCAAAGTCGTCAAATGGTTTGCCGCCTTCGCTTACGTGACGAGCCATTGCTCTTGCACCATTAAGATGACGATATGGATATTTGAATCTTTCGCCTTCTGCACTTTCGATATAGATGCTTTCGATGTGCTGTGTTCTGCCTGCAGGCATCACTTGGTTAATAGGCTGACTGTGCTTAATTGCCAGGCGTGCATTGCCTACATCTTGGTAACTAGTTCTGCTAGTACCGTACATTTTAGATTCTACCATTGTATCTTCTCCGGGGCGGTTTAGTGCGAGAAATTTATAATCTCTTTTATTTAAGTTAGATTTTGTAATATTTCTAGTATCAAAATTTAGCAAACGCTTTCTGCTAAATTGACGCAATTCTTTTAAAAACTCAAACCAATGCTGACGTGTCATTGTATCTTCATTAGCTACAAAGTCATCACTGTACATAACAGAGACTGTTTTTTCGTCAAGACTAACACTGACTTTACCAAGGCTTTTATCGCCTTCTACATAGTCAAAATCAAAGAAGCGAGCTTCTTTGGGCACGTTAGTAACTTCGCCTTTGTCGTTGCCAATAGTAATGCTAGGGAATCTTCCCCTAATTTTATTGAACAATTCGTCTGCTATAAAATCTAAGTTTTTCATATGTTGTATTTATCAATAATTGGTGCTAACGAATATCGGCATAGGGGGCTCGTAATCTTCGTATGTATCAGTTTGTGTAAAGGTATTGTACACCCTAGGGTCCCAATCTTTTAGTACATCCATCATGCGTATTGCTAAAAGTACAGCACTGATCAAATCGTCTGTGGTTCCTAGTTTAGCTTGGAAACTGCTACCTGTAGCAATAAAGTTTTTTAACTCTGAAATTAAGGGTTTAGAGTTCACTTCTAACTTGTCGTTTTCGATCATAGTTTTTAATCTACTGCAAGCGGTAATTTTTGCCGAGTGTGTAGTATTAAATCCTTTACGGAATTTACGCACATGTCCTTTACGTATAGGTTCCGACACAAAAAGTCCAGGAATATTTTCTTCGCCAAAATCGTTAATAACAATTAGTGCGGCTTCTCCGATTCCGTTGTTTTCTACACTCCAATATATACCCTGCGGATTTTTAGTTTCTTCTGCAATATACTTACAAATATCTGCAAGTATTCTTATCTGTCCAGGTATTGCTGTATTGTTGTGTTGCCACTCTGCTACCTGCCTATAAGTGGGCAATTCAATAACTTGTATAGCCGCATAGTTACCGCCGGTGCCCATAGCAGGGTCTAATGAAACGCAATAGGTGTATTCGGGTGACGGTTTATGATACCAACGAGTTTGTCCCATATTGAGCAATGGTCGTTGGCCTTCAAGTGTTGCAAGTTTAATTGAGTTAATTAGTGTTTCGTCAAATACTAAGAATTCACAACCATATTCACGACGGAACTTTTCTTCACCGATACGGCCAATTTCTTCATCACGCCATTTTTCATCTCTGTCAGGATGCTCATGCCATTCTGCTCTAAACGCATGGAAGCCGTTAATACCTACATCGCTTTCGTTGCCGTATTCGTCAAATTTATTTTCTGCTTGTTTCCAAATAGTAGCAAAAGTGTCTTCGTCTGAGTTAGGTGTGCTGGTAATAATAGCACGACCACCAGTTGCCAGTGTCGGTGATATTGAAGTCCAAAACTCTTCAGCAATGTTAGGTTGAACGAATGCAAACTCGTCACAGTATAGTAGTGATATAGACATACCACGACCTGTGTTGCCTGTAGTTGTTTGACTTACAATACGTGATCCGTTTTCAAACTCAATACTACCTTTGTTATAACTTGTAACCCCTGCTCTAATGTAGTCAGGACAAGTTTCGTATACATAGCGTATACGTTGCATAATTTCTTGAGCACCTGTATACTTGTGTGCGGCAATAAGAATAGTTTGATCTGGATGAAACATCGCATACCAACATAGGTAGATTGCCGCGCAGGTTGTCTTACCTGTTTGTCGAGGCATCATGTTAATATTAAAACGATAGTTGTGATAGCTGTGCAATAACCTTAATTGATATTCAAACGGCTCAAACAACAGCTTACCTTTTACAGGATGCTGAATATAGGCAAAGTGCTTTGCAAAATGTAAGTAGCCGTCATTGGGATCCATACACTTTAAGAGTTCTGTAATTTGCTCTTCAGTGTATGTTTCTCTCTGATTGGCTTTTTTGGTTAAGACGCCATCTAGTGATTTACTCATATGTTTATTTAATCAAAAAAATAGGCTCCGAAGAGCCTATTTGAGTTCTATCTAGGATAGTTTATTTTTTTTCTTTTTGGTTTTTTGCTTCAGCTTCAGCATCTTTACCAGTATACTTGTCACCTTTTACTTTAGTAGCTGGATGTTTGTTGCCTTTATTGTCGGTCCAAGTTGAAGGAGTTTTTGTAGCTTCTTTAACTTTTTTAGCAAAAGGATTCTTCTTTTTGTCAGCAACTGCCTTCTTCATTGGTTCTTTCTTGTTGCCGTCTTTGTCCATATCAAGAAAATCAGGCTTTGCTTTCTTTTCGTTTAGTGCGGCCCATAGACGTTCTTTAATGCTTTCTACAGCCATTGGATTGTCACCTTTAGCGGCAGGCTTGTGCATTTTCTTTTGACGATTAATACCACCAGATAAGTCTTTAGTCATGTACTCTGTGTCGCTGTACTGTTCGTCTGGTTCGTTGGCTAAACCTTCTTCTTCCATTTCAGCATTGTCCATAGCAAGTGCCATAGGCATTGATCTTGCCGGAGCAGGCATTGACATTGACATTGCCGGAGATGCATCTAGTCCTGCACTCTTTAACAAACTCATTAATTCGTCAACATTTTCTTTACCACTAGCATTTAAACTGATGTTCATGCTTACTGGTGAGCCTTCGCGCTGTGGTGCTGAGCTTGTCATAGCACCAGGAGCCATACCACATTCATCTACTTGCACTTTTTTAAAAGATTCAAGTATCTTTTTCATTTCACCGGTTTGTTTTTGTGCAGGGCCTTTAACAGTTCCTTGCTCGATGCCATTTAGTGTGGCAAGTAGTTTATGCATATCCATTATTAGCTCCCTATTACGCTTTTAGCGTTTTCCTTATTGTCCATTTGTTTGCTGTCACCTTTGGCTACATCGCCTGCAGGTTCAACATTTCGCTCTTTGCGAGCAACTTCTAATTCTTTTAATAGATCCATTACTCTGTTACCAGCAACTTTGTCTTGAGCACTTTCGCCGCCCATATCTGCTGTTGCAAGTAATGGTTCATATGTGTCTTTTTCTTCGATTGACTGTTGTCTTTCTAGAGGTTCGTTTTCACCTCTAACTACCCAACGATTTTTTGCAATCATGCAGTTGTCAGCTAGATAGTTTTGTAGCACAAATCCTGTTGTAGGATAGTTAACTTCTGCTTCAAACACAGTTACTTCCATATTCTGTAATTGTGGAAAATCTAATGGACTTTCTTGAATAGGAGTGCGTTTGCCTGCAGAAACTTTTACTAGATCAAACTTTTCTAGATTACGTTTTAGGCTATCCGCAAAACCTTCAGGCAGCTCACCTGCTACCTTAATTAAAAATTTATAGGTCTTTTTAGATTCGGTTAAAAATTCTTTAAAAGTTTTCATCTTTGTAATCCCGTTATTTGTTATTTATCTTTATCTAGCCCTTTAAGACGTTCAATTAAGCTGTTTCTATCAGTAACAACAAACCCTTTTCCGTCTATTAAGCCGCCGTCATTTGACTCTTCTTTGTCTAGCTTTTCTTTCTTAAGCTGTAATTCAACCATCTTTAATTTTTTGTCAAGTTTAGCTACTTTTGCATCAAGGCTAGTTTTAAGCATATTACCTGCAACCTCAAATACTCTACCACTGTAACGAGCTTCAACGTTCATACCTAAATCCATTAGATCTTCATACGCATCAAGAGCTCGCTGAGCAATATCATTGAGTTCGTTATCGGCCAGTTCTCCTAGACCTTTAACCTGTGGTAATGCAGAGGCAATTTTATCAAATTCTGCAATATCGCGCATAGTATTTTCTTGCTCGACTATTGCAGTTTCTTTTGCTTTCTTTTTGTCAGTAGAACGTGCTTCATCTACTATTTCTTTAGATTCCGGCAAATTCAGTAATTCTTCAAGTTTTTTGGTCATTCTTGATTTCCATTAAATGCTATTATTATTTATTAAAATTTGTAATCAAAATTTTCAAAATCTTTACGGAAAAAATCATAAACAAATTGTTTAGTTTTTTCGCTTTTGTAGTAATGACGGTAATCATCCATTCTACTGATGTTTATTTCTGGAAAATCTAATCTAGTATAAAACCAACTTTCCATTGTTTTAAAATCTTTGTCTAATGTTTCATACTTAAAGACGGTGTTTACATGTTTTGTGTAATCAGTGAGGTTATTATCTACTACCCAAAATTTTCTACTGTCATCTATACACTCTAACAACCATTCTTCAAATGTTAATGATGTAAAATATGTTTGTGCTCTTACTGCTTCTGCTCTCTGTTTTTCCCATTGAGCAATTTCTTCATCTGTTGTTAATTCTGTTCTTTTTTGATCTACTTGAATTAGTGCATTGGCTTGATAGTAAGAAAAAGTACTTACTACTCTGTCGTAGGGATTTCTAATTATAGTAAACGTTTCGCCTAAATTTATACCTTTTGACAATAAATCTGATGCACTTGCATGCATATCAAAAAGCACAGTACTCTTGTCATGATGTCTTATCCACTGTGTAAGACTTTGACCAGCTGTTTTAGGAATGTGTATAAAAGTTCTTGTTACGTTATCTTTATCTTTAAACTGACATGTTGACATTATCTTCGACTGCCTTGATGAAAAATATCGCCCTCATTTATTACCCTAAATTTAATGCCCTGTTGTTTACACCAAGCATTGGCTGCTTCCCACTTTGCTTGATTAATTATCCAATGTGCCTGATTAGATCTACTACGTCCAACTTTTTCTTTTAATGTTTGATTTGCAGGTTTAACCTCAACTAGTTCTGCATATTGTTTGCCAGTCTTATCTGCGTATGATATAAAAAAATCAGGAACGTATATTGTGTATTTTCCTGTTAACGGATTTCTATAAGGTATTTGTACAGCTTCACTAGCCCATTTAGTTACTGCTGGATGTTCGTCGCAGAATTTCATAAAGGCAAATTCCCAACTACTTCTATATGTTGGAGATCGAGTACCTATATATTTCTCTGGATTCTTTAAAGAGAATTTACCTTGTGCAAACTTAGGCATATTAGATTATAATATTGCGTCGTTCAACCTTGTCAGCAGTAACTTCTCTTTTGAAACCTAATGTACTGGTCTTTTTTCTATTATAGTTAAGCACTTCAGCAACAACTACACTTAGTTGTAGATCTTTAAGACCCTTTAGTGTTTCTAATAATTTATAAACCTTAACATTGTCTAATTTAGCCTGTTGTAATAGTACTATAGCTACAGAAGTAGCGGCACTATTGTCAAAGCCACGACTTTCAAAAAATGCTACTACCGTATCTAAATCATTAGAGGATACATTAATAGGTTTTGTAAAGTATCTGTCAAAGAAAAGATTTATTTCCTTATCAGAACCTTTTGGTATTGGTTGAATTGGTAAATTTGATTTTGTCATTATTCGATTACTCTAGCTTTATATAGTTCTTTTCTGCTGTCAGGCAATTTATTCCAGGCTTCAACATATCCGTTAACACCGCCCGGTTGTCCGCTAGTTAAATAATCTCTTCGATATACTTGAATAGCAGCCGCTTCAAGAGCCGCTGGATTTTCTATAAGTTCTTGTCTTGAAAATTGTGCAACTACTATTGCACCTGATGCTGTTCCGCCTGCCACAGGTGTTCCTGCGCTGCCTGAGGATGAAGATAGCGAAGTATTACCTGATGAAGAAGTTCCCGAACTAGTATTGCCACTGTTTGAAACAGAATTTGCATTAGTAGTTTGATTAGATCCACCAGTACCGCTATTCTTAGGGAATGTAGAATTAGCTACGCCGCTAACGTCAGTTCCGGTTGCAGTCCCTATAGCATTTTCAATTATTCTATAACCGCTTTCACGCAAACCCTCTGAAGTCAAACCTTCTATACTTCGTACTAATTGAAAAGCTGCCAATCCAGCTTCTAATGGACTTTTAAATGTTGTCCCTTTAGCAATGTAGTCATATAGGTCTGCGCCTGCACCAAAGATTCCGTCTATGCCAAGTTTTCCTCCACCTAATAAAGATATAGGAGAAGGTTGTTGATCGTAATGTGCTGGACCACCAAAGCCAGTTGGACTTCCTTCTTCGCCGGCTTGTACTGCACCTCTACTGTAGTGGACTGCTTCGTATGCAACTGTAATACTATTTTGCATAGTAGTGTTTCCGTCTGCACTATCAACATTATCATGTTGCCAGCCAGTGATTACAGGATTTACTATTGTATAGGTAGTGTATGATTTTCTAGCAAGCTGAGTTATTTCAATACTTTGAAAAAACGGAACTGAAATATCATTATCAAGACCATATTTAAATTGATTAAAGCCTGTGCCTTTGTATGTGTTGTCGCCGGCACCTGCCTTGTTGTATGCGCCCGGTATTCTACCGTAACTTGCATCTGCAAAATAATATCTATAGTATGCTTCTAACAGCGCAGTAGTCACACCATAGTTGTCATCATGGAATGTTATGTTAATAGGATCATACGATATAGATGTATGAACGTTTTTCTTTCTATTATATTTGTTTTTAGTTTCAACGTTAGCTGTAAACTTTGGTAAGTCTGCACTTTTAACCAGCATACCAATTTCTAAATTATGTTTGTCTGCTAGTTCTGGTAATATTGTTCTTACAATAGGATCTAATCTAAAATATACATGAAAAAGAAACTTTTGCTTAGGAGCAAGTTTTAATTTTCCGTCGATGAACAAGCGTCTGGCGTGTTGCCAGTCGGCCATGTTACCTTTCGGGCCTAAGATACCCGAAATTAAGTTGTCTAAAAATCCATTTGATGTTGCTGGCATAGTGTTAATATTTATCTGATAAGATTAAGTGACTAGATAATAAAAAAGGGAGCCAAAGCCCCCTTCTTTAGTGTTACTGTATTAACTATTATGCGCCGCCGCCGGTAATTAGAGTACCTAGACCGCGTCCTACAGCAGTACCAATACCAGTACCTTGCGGTGTTTGGATTGCATTATCATACTGTATTTCTAGTGTGATTGTTACAGGTTCGTTAGCAGAATATGCTAATGTGTTGTAGTTAGCATTTGTAACAAAACAACCGTATAATTCAAAAGTTTCTAATACGTTTGGTGTGTTAGCACCGTTACCACCGTCTAGAATCTCAATACGTGTTGTAAACTTGTAATCTTGACCTGATGCCGCAGAACTCTGCTCATAAAAGTCAAATTGTTTCTGTAACTGTTCGCCGACAAGTTTCTGAACAGCGTTATTAACATCTTCACGCAAGTTAAGTGTAATTGGCGACCAAGTGTGCTTACCTGCTAGATATGCTTTAGAGTTGTAAGCATGTATTTCCATCGGTTCAAATGCAACCGTAGGACGAGTAATGTCCACAACCTGTTTTGTTAATTCAGTTGTCGGTGTTGATACACCAAAGTTTTCCAGTGACACTCTGAAGCGGTACTGGAGCTTCGGCATCAACAAGCCCTGTGTGCTAGCGGAGTCTCCACTAGCAAGTGGCACCGTAATTTTTGATAGTGTTGAAATTGCCATTTAACTTGCTCCTAATTCGTTAGTATTTATCATATTAGAGACTCGCTATTTCTCCAGTGTTCTTTAAGCGCAATGGAATGTAAATGAATTCAATTGCCTTAACAGGTTCAATTGCAACGTCTACATATAGTTCATTGCGGTCAATTCTGTTTGGAGTGTTGTTAGACTCGTCACAAACAACTAGGTAGTCGTAAATAGCTCTTTGACCAACTAGTTCAAGTAGCAAGCTCTCAACCTGTTGCTTAATTTCATCTCTTGTGATCTTATCGTTAGGTTCAAAGATGTATGGTTTAGCTAACTGGTTAAGTTGACTACGTAGATATACTACAAGTCTTGCTACGTTGATTCTATTCAATGCACTTGTACCTCTTGAGCGTGTCTTTTGACCGTAGTTAACAAGACCTGCACCAGAAATTGTAGTGATTGGGTTAACAGCGTTTGAATATAGTGTATCTCTTTGACCTTCGTTTAGAGTTACGCTTACGAACTCGCCTTCGCCGTTAATATAACCTGTTGAGCTTGCATTTGTAATACCACCACGGCGTGTTCCTGCTGGTGCAAACCAAGGATTGCTAATACCGTCGCTTAGAGCGATTGTTCTTAGCATCATGTGGCTTGGAGGAACAACAACGTTGTTACCAAAGTTGTCGCTTGTAAAGCCCCATGGATAGAACACAGCCAAGTATTCGTCACGTGTTGTTAAACCTTCGTCGTTGTCTTCAACAGCACCTGCTACGTTACTTGCCCAATCATTTAGAGCAGTAGCGTTAGCTGGTAATCTAGCTGGTGAATCACCGATTACAAATCCAGTTAAACCACGATCGTAGTTTAGACTTACCATTTCGCCAATAAGCTCAGGATATCCTGGAGCAGCGATTAGGTTGAATATTCTTGATTCGTCATCACGGATATCATCGTTATTGTTAATAACTGCCTGCATTGCCTGTAAAACAACTTTACGTTGTGCTTTACGTCCAAAGCTACCAGAACCGTCAGCTTGGTTACCACTTTCTGTTACCCAACGATGTGGATAATAGTTTCTCATGTCAGCATCTGCAAGTCTTGTGTTCTTAGCACCGGTGTCGATGTAGTTACGAACAAACTTCTTAACGTTAAAGCCTGAACGACGTGTATTCCATAGTAACATTCCTTTTGGATATAATGCAGGATCTGGACAGTCTGGGTCTAGATACGCACTACCTAATAGGTCTACAATTTCTGCCTTAGCACTTGATTCACCTGTTAGGCTGTATCTTGCATCAGCAAACAGTACGCCGTCTTCTGTGGTTTGATCTGTGCTGTCAATTAATTCCCAGCGATCAGTTGCTTCACGATATCTGTAGATTACAGGATAATTTTCAATATCACTTGTATCAATCCATAAATCGCCTGTTACTAGATCAGTACCGTCGGTTTGCTTGCTTGGTCTAGTTGCACTAACAATAGGACCGTTTGGATCAGTCTTTAAGCCATCGGATACATTGTACAATGGACTTGCATCAATACCAGCACCGCCAGCAAATTGATAACCAACCCATGTTGTTCCGTTGTTAACTAAAATATCAACTTCGTCGACAATAGAATTATACCATAATGTGCCGTCTTCAGCTAATGTTGTAGGTGCATCTGGGCTTGCTGTGTAGACTAATGGTCTCCAGTTGCTTGCTCTAAGTTCTCTTGGACTTGTATCACCGTCAGTACCTGGCTCAAAAGAAACATTTAATGTTCCTGTATTAGCATCAACATAAGGACTAATTCCTAGTGCTGTAAAGATGCCTGCGTTTGAACCTTGACCGTCAACTAAGCGGATTTCGCCGCCGCGTGTATGTCTAATAATAACTCTGTTAGCACTATCAACTTCAGCAGTAACAAATGGTACGCTTGCAGAAGTAATTGCTTGAGCTATTGCTGTTGCATCTGCCGCAGTATTGCCTAGCACTGAGTTTGCTATTGTAACTGTTGTAGGTGTGCTAAATGTTGCGCTACCTGGTGCTGTTGCAGAAATAATTAGATCGTAGCCAGTACCGCCTGTATCTGATAGGCCTGTAATAATTGCTGATCTAATACTAGTGCTGCCTGCGGCACTTCTTCTATAAATCTTAAATGTAGCTAGAGGATTTGTATCACCTGCTACGTTGCTCTGTATAAACAATGCACCAATTGAAAGATTCTGGCCACCGCCTGTTCTATCAAGCTCGTAGATTGCTTGTTGAGCAGTTGGATAAATTGGAGCTTCTATAGTTTCCCATAGTCTTGTTTCTGTGTTCCAAAGTTTAACTCTCCAACGTGCCCCTGCATTTGGTTCTGTTGTCTTAATCCATACAGAACCTGTAGGACGTGGGTTAGAATTTGTTTCTTTAAATTCTGGAACTTGTGTGTGCTTAGAAATTTGTAGTGCAGGTGGATAGAATGTGTCAGTTGACTGGTTTGCTGTTAAAATACCTAAAGCAACCAAGTTATCTCCGCCTGTACCTTTAGCTAATACTACTGTTCCAGATAAAGTTGAGTCAGGTCCTGACACAGAACCGTTACTGAAAATTACTAATCTGTTATCTTCTACACCGGCTGTAATACCAACGATGTTAAGTCCGTTAATTGCCGCGGCAAGTTGAGCAACGGTCATACCTTCTGTAACAGTTACTTGAGAATCATTAAGTACAAAAGTTCCTGCAACTAATGATGGACTTGCTGTAGTGCCTTTTACTGTAGGCCAGCTTGCCTTCCAGTCTTCGCTGCCAACTTCAACCCAAGTACCGCTGGAATTTCTGTACCAGAAAGTATTTAGATTTGATACAGCTACAACAGCATAGTCGCCAATTTGGCCAATTGATCCTAGAGGAGCGCCAGGATTAGATTCGCTACCTACAACTTGTGCTACTTCAGTTAGTACAAGAGGTACTTTGTTAGTAAAGCTCTGTCCACCAGTAACAGTTATAGGATTACCATTCCACTCTTGAATACCAAACTGTGACACTTGTGTATCTAACCAGTATGTTCCAGCTTCTGGATCAGCCGCAGGTACTGTTGCGCTTGGTCTTAAAAGATTTAAATCGATAGGAGCTCTAACAACCCATGCTCTGTTGCTTACACCTAAGAAACTGTAAGCAGCCTGCAAACCGTATTCGTTAAGTTCGCTACCGTGGATAGGATTGTTGTTAGCGTCAATTTGGAAAACTGGATCGCCAAACGTATCAGCTAAGTCTCTCTGTGAAGTTAGCAAGTAAGGTTTACCTGCGTTCTGTGCTAGTGTGCCCTGCGCAATGCCCGATCCTGATGCATTGGTTTTATTTTCAGCAGTGGCAACAAATATAACTGGTGTAGTACCTGGTTCAGCGGGAGTGTAGAAACTTTCGTCTACAACGCTAACCTGTACTCCTGGTGATGTTAAAGCCATTCTATATCTCCTGTTGGAATAGTTTTTGTTGTATATATTTACCACATTTGGCACAAAACAGGGTTTATAATAGCACGAAAAAGGGGTAAAAAAGGTGAGGTAAATACACTATGAGACCATTATGCCAATGCGGACTACGGCCAGCAGCCGTTAACTATAAAAAAGAAGGTAAAACCTTCTATAGGAAGAAGTGTGAGATATGTCTCAAACATGGCGGCATAGGCCATGGCATACCTAAATGGAAGCAATCAGGTTATGAGAAAAAGAATCAGTGCGAGAAGTGCGGATTCAAGAGTAAACACGCTGAACAATTCAACGTGTTTCATGTAGACGGAAATTTAGAAAACTGTAGGCCCAGTAACCTTAAGACAATATGCGCAAATTGTCAACGGGTTCTTCAGAAAGAGGGCGTTCGTTGGAAACAAGGCGATCTTCGACCAGATTTCTAACACTAGCAAATAATTCTTCAATAGTGCCATTATTATCTAATTCGTAGTCAAACTCTGTGCCAACCCATGCTGTTTCAGAAGCATGAATTTTCTTCATTTTAAGGTCTTGTACAGCAAGATTAATACCTTGATTTGCTTGTACTGCTAGATCATACCATTCTGGGAGATCACCGCGTTTAACCCAAATTATAATACCGCCTGCATCTTTAATGCTTTTAATTTCGTTAGGAAAACGACAATCTGAAATTACTACATCATCTTTAGAATTGCGCAGTTTGTTTTCTAAACTAGCAATCCATATATCATCATGAAAACTTTTGCGGCAAACTTCTGTGCCCCAATATTGCAGTACCCATCTAGGAGTTAAATTGGGCATGTCTAGTCGTTGTGCCCACCACGGATCTACTTGTTCGCGCCATTCTCGAGCCTCTTTTGTCCGACCTTCGAGCAGAGTTCGATTCCAACCAAAAACTGCACTTACCGCATCTTTAAGAGTTGATGCAAAACTTTCCCTACGAAATTCGTGAAAGTTAACTAGATAGTCTGCTACGGTGTCTTTGCCCGAGCCAATAAAACCGCATATACCTATAATCATAAATTACCCCTAATATTTTATATATTAGCATCAAGGGTAATACTTGTCAAGATTTTTATTTTTGTTTTGGAACAGGACTTACTGTATTAACGCTACCAGTTTCACTACTCTTAGAGTCAGCAATTCGAGTAGGAGTTATATCCATTAGTTTACTAGCCAATCTAATGATTTCTTCTTCTTCAACAGTATACGCTACTTGAGTTAAATTTTCAGCAAATTCGCTTTCTTGTTCAAAGTCGTCAACGGTTAATTCACCCCTCTCAAGTGCAAGAGCCGCTGCCACGGCCATACCGTAACGATATTGCATGTAAGGGTCAGTGTTTCTAAGTTCTTTTTGAACAAAGGTGCCAGGTAATGAATCAGTGATTCTGTGAGGCAGTTTTTTAATTTTTGCAGTGAGCTTAGGTGCTGGGCCAACGGCTTCGTTAATTATATCACGTATTTTCATATTAGCCTATTAAGAATCCATAGCCATTGCCGCCTGCTACTGCTGTAGACACTTCAGTTTCAAGTTTTTCCATTTCTGCCTGAGCTTCCGACTTTAAGCTATCGCCGTTCAGTGCGCCGCCGCCTTGTGGTCCTGCAATAGTAGCAAATTTACTTCTAGCTTCGCCAAGCATGTATTTACAAGCCGCTAAAGTGTAGTCCTTAATCCATTGTTTAGCTAGATAGTCTTCAAGCAATTGACTATCAGGTCTGTAGTTATAAACGTAAAGCATTAGTGTTTCTTCTGCTCTAGGTCTTTGTAGAATTACTAATTTTTTAGTTGCAGGATTCCATTTAAATTCAATAAAGGATCCAAACATACGACCCACAAGCTCTTGATATTGTGAAAACAGATCATAAGTTGCTAAGCCGCCCATATTTGACGAACTTAAAAGATAGGTATTAGTGTATGCTAGATTAAACGGTTCAAACAATGTTCCGCCATCTCCGCCCCCTGTTCTACTACCTATGCTTCTACGGAAAATTTGACGAACTTCTACTATTTCACTAGGAAGTGTGTATTCGTTTTGATCAATAACTGTCTTTAAAAACACATAGCTTTCTTCTACAGAATTGTCAGATCTTTGACGGAAACGAGTTAGTGCTTTAGTTAGCGCAGTTTCGTAGTGTATAGGATCAAGCTCAACATCAACCATACCTCCGCCAAGCGAAGCGTAAACGTAGTCAAATACTTCTTGTTTTTGCGTCTTTAAATCTGCCATATGGGTTCTCCGTACAGTATTTATCGCTACGATAAATATACGTATGCCAAGACTATCTCTATATAAACCAGAAAAAGGTAAAGATTACGAATTTCTAGACAGACAAATTCTAGAAATGTTTACTGTTGGCGGTACTGATATCCTAATACACAAATATATAGGAACAGACGACGGTACTACAGTAAAAGACGAAACACAAATACAGGACGTAATGTTTGGTGAAAACCGTGACAGAAAATACGACCCTGATATATATGTTCATAGAGTAATCTACAACGTACAGGACTTAGATTTTAATCTAAGCCAATTTGGACTATTTTTAACCAACGACACTCTGTTTATGACTATACATATTCGCAGTAGTGTTAAAACGCTAGGGCGTAAAATTATGCCCGGTGATGTTATCGAATTACCTCATTTAAAAGACGAGTATGCTCTCAATGATTATGCTCAAGCTCTTAAAAGATTCTATGTTGTAGAAGAAGTTACTAGAGCCGCAGAAGGATTTAGTCAAACCTGGTATCCACACTTGTATAGACTAAAACTTAAACAAATTTACGACGGACAGGAATTTAAAGATATTCTTGACTTGCCTGCAGATGAAGAATCTCCAGGAGGCAATACACTTAGAGATGTTCTAAGCACCTATGAAAGAGAAATGCAGATCAATAATGCAATTCTCGAAGAAGCTGTTTCAGAAACACAACAAAGTGGTTACGATACTAACAGCTTTTTTACGCTACAAACAGACAGTAACGGAAAGACAGAATTAACTCAGGTACAAAATCCGGAAGGCTTTAGCGAAATGGCCAAACCTGATCGTCCTGGC